ACAGTGACACTTCCTTCTTTCAACGTTGTGACTGAAGAGATCACCGTGAACCCAGATGAAAGAAAGTTCTTGGCGAGTGAGAGACAGGTTATGATCACAGATCTCGTACGGAAGCACTCAGTGGCTGTGAGTGAACTCAATGAAGATGTCATTAAGAATAACTTGGTACCTAACATCCCCGTGAAATGTATTCATTGGTTTTTGAGAAACACTCTCTTTGAAAATGAAGACGATGCGGAAGGTGGTGGTTCAGGTGGTGAGTACCTTTATGAAAATCGGTTCAATTTTTCGGCAACTTTGGACTTTCAAGGTGAAAGTACAACGTTGTATCCCATAATGAAAGAGGCGAGCTTCTATATAAATGGAAATAGGCTACCCGAGGTCACAAAAACGAATCACGAATATTTCAAATTTCTCATTCCATATCAAAAAAGGTTATCGAGACCAATTCGCAATATATATACATATAGTTTCTCGTTGAATCCGGTGAATGTGGAACCATCGGGGAACTTGGATTTTAGTCAAATTCAATCTGACAAGACTAATATTGAAGTAAAATTGGATACGGATTCTGGTATAGATATTGCAACCGAGACATTCTCTCTAAACATGTACTATACGGGATATCAAACATTTGTATTTGATAGGGGATTCATGTCAATTGCTTATTAAAAAGTCTATCCTTATTGTTGGTGATGTAGTCAATGATATTATTTTTTATACACCATTTGATGAAATTCAATTGCGCCAAGGTTGTTTGAATTTCATGAGATGTCCCAGGCACTGTATAGGGAAACTTCTGAGCCCGGCAGAATGGGTCAAAGAGTTGCTTACTGTAACCATTGAGACTTGACTTGTAAGCACAGTGGACTGTGAATAGCTTTCCATCACCGGTTTCGTAGGATGTGTGATTCTTCTTTGCATAGTTTGTGATAAACCACTCCAAATTGCGGAGAGAAATACCACTTGACTTGTCTAATATAGTGAGTAGTGTAGATCTATTCTTCTCATTGTCGTAAAAATTGTTTATGGATGTTAGTAGAATATCGTTTTTGCTCATTACTATATTAGACCCCCAAATCTATAAGCTCCTTTGAGGACTCACATCCTGGACACCCTCGGACAAACATCTGTTCTGGTCCATGGTTGTGTAGACTTGAACTTGAGAACGTTCTCTGACATATACGTTCACCTTGGGATTTGTGATGCCGACAGTAGCCATTGTACAATGACCGGAAAGTACAACGATTGCCATCAGACTTTGTTCCCTTACACGTTGTAGTTACAAACGACGTTGGGATATCTTTGAGTAAAAGTTCCAAAGGGATTGCATGCTTTTTTGAGATTGTTAGGGCATACTCGTTGAGTATCGTATTTACTCGATCCTCCAACTCATCGTCAAATATCTGTGTAATCTTCTCATGAAGACTCATCCTTACTTTGTGTAAGCTCGTAATTTTTAAATAGGTCTTCAACAGAACCTTCTCTCGCTTCCTTAATACGTGCCCGCAAGATAGGAAGAGTTCCAGTATCCTCGAGACCAAGACGCTGACACTCCGCGATGAGTTGGTCCTTCTTCATACCACTGAGAGATGGCAACTTCGGGGGCTTTACTGGCTTATGTGCATTAATGATTTCCCCAAAGATCTCCTCTTTCACATTCTCGTAGAGTGGATCAAGAAGGTCACACACTGGATTGAGAAACTTGTTGAGGAAATAATAGTGATAATCAACAGGTACGCCATGCTCCTCTACATATTTTGGATCTTCGGCTTTTTCGTACGCCTTGGCTTTGGAATCTTGGGTCTTTGTGAGGAGGTAGGGAACTCGATCACCAGATTGTGGTTCAGAACCAGGCTTTCTCTGTCGCATCTTCATAACAACCTGTACATGGGACTGGTTGATGTTCACACTTTCCGAGCTCGTCACAGACACATTCTTACCCCCAACTTTGTAGGTATCCGAGAGACCTTGACTCAATATAAGCTTGTCATTGGGGACGTCGCCAGAAAGAAGTTCAATGGCTCTCTCTTTGGCCAACTCCTTAGGTGGACCAGGGTCACTTGATGTAAGTATAACGTCTAAGAGTTCCTTACACACTTCACGAACGTGGGGAGTATTGTCTCGTCTCACAACTTGAAGACCCTTGATGTCAATATAGTCCATATGCATCTTGTCATCTTTACCCTTTGTCCACAACTTTGCGGCATAGCGCTTCTTACTATACAGGAAATACGGCCAATATACCTTCTCAAGTTCCAGGTTATTGGGTTTCTTGAAGAGGGCTGAGCACTCTTCGGCAGCTCTCTCACCCACCTCCCAACTATAGGCAATCGCCTCCTCCCCCTTGCGATCACCAACATCAAACTCAACCATAACTGAGTCAGTATCCCCGTACCTTACCTTAGCCCCTGGAAAGTTTGCCTCTACGTAGTTCTTTGTCTCCTCAATCATCGAGCGACCCTTTGAAGTCGTTGTGGAGGCAATTGGTACACAGGGGAGAATACCTTTACCAGCACCCGTAAACCCATACACAGAGTTCATTGAGATCTTATACGCCAACTGCTTCCCATTGTAGACCTCCTTCATAAAACCCGTGGCGTTCGCCATATCCCTCTTCGCTTGTTTACGGAACTGTTTGAGTTCTGCCAGAATTGCTGGTAAGAGACTTGGTACATCTTGGGCAAACTTATAGGTTCGGTCGCCAATGTTGAAAGTCTCGTAGGTAATTCCAGGTACCGCACCATACTTCTTCTCGTCCATAACATACGAGGAGTAGCACAGGTTGTGTGCCATCATAATTGATGGGTACAGCGCTTCAAAATCAAGGGCTGTAATAGGTGTGTAGTAGGCACCCTTTTGCGCCTCCAGGACGGTCGCACCCTCGTAGGGTTCTTCGGGGAGGGCGCCATACCTGATTGTTGGAACTGTGAAGCCCAGTTCCCGAGCCTTCTTTGTGAGTTGCGAAAATACTTTAATCTGCTGACCTCTCTCTACGAGAAAGTTTGCTGGAACCCAAGTTGCCTTCGCCATCTCCACCAAGTTTAGTAGGGTACAAAGCTTCTTCATCAACCGATGTGGAAGGAGAGTATCCTTGATACAGTACTCGGCAACTTCCCTCAATTTAACGGGATCACCCTCCCTATAGCGGGCAAACATCTCCTTTGGAGCCATATCAATCTTTTGATCCCCCAAGTACAATTTCGATACATTGTCCAACTTGTAACTATCCAACTTGTAGCCCTTCTTGACTTCGTGGAACATATCAAAGATGAAACGCCCAGGCATTGGGAGTAACTTCAGGAGATTATCACCGAGGGCACTTGATGAAAGCTTTTTAATAACGAGTTCGGACTCGGTGTCTCTCAACTTGCCCAAATTGAAGAACCCATAGTTACACTTAGTGATTTGAGCACGCTTATATATGTACTCCATATCAAACCCAAAGATGTTCCAACCAGTGATAATATCTACATCTTTTGTGTGAATGTATTTGTGAAAAGCCTCTAACATTTCTCTCTCCGTCTCGTAACTTTGAATTGTGGAACCCTCCAAGTTAGGGTCTGTTGTCTTGTAACAGAGACAAGTCTTATCGTATGGTTCATCAGAGCCAAACTTACACAGGGAGATTGCGATCTGGAAGCAGGCATCCCCAGGAATATCCGCATCAGGAAATTTACCCGTGGAGCTATTACATTCAATATCTACAGAGGCCACAACAAATGGTGCCATATCATCCCTAGCTACAGGCTTGAGGGTTGTCCAATCATTGCAGAAGAGATCCATATCAACGTGAGCCAGGTGTGAACGAATACACTTATCCCCCGTGTCTAACCACCCAGTAGATTGGATACCAGTGCGATGCATCAGGCGCAATACAGGGTCCAGGTTGGATTCATAGACTTTCATATTTCTTACTCCAAAAATAGTGAAAAGCTCAGGGGTTCTATCAAGTGGCCTCCTCAGAAAGGAGTCTACAAGGCGACGCGCTTGAAGATGTTTGAAGTTAAGTTTCATGAACACAAACTCCTCATTGTTTTGAAACCCCCAAACATCTTTGGACTTCATGACGGAATATGCCACAAGGGACTCTCTACAGTTTTCATCAAGGATGTTGTAAATTCTTTGAACCTTCGCGTTATCAATATTCCCCGGAAGTTTTATAAAAAAATAAGGTGTAAATGCTGTTGTGAGACAGACAGACTTCCCATCCTCGGTCTTACCAAAGATACTGATCAAATGCTCTTCATCTGTATCTCTGGATTCCCAAGTGATTGCTTGGAAGACTACCATCCTTCGGTTGTGTAAACATCCACCGAAAATTTTAATATACTTTATTAGTAAAAATGTCAGCCGCTTTGATTGACCTTGTAAGTAAAGGTGCCCAGGATGTCTACATCACTGGTCAACCTCAGGTCAGTTTCTTCAGACAAAACTACAAGCGATACACCAATTTTTCTATGCGTCCAGAGCGCGTGGACTACATTGGTACTTTCGGCGCCTCAAACGAAGTCGTCGTCCCACTTCGCTCCAAGGGTGACCTCTTGAGCTACATCTGGATTGAAGCCGAAGGTATTGCTTTGCCAGGTGGTAACAACGCCATGTTTGATACATCCGCGTCCCAACCAACCACTTTTCAATTGTGGATTGGTGGACAAAAGGTCTGTGAGCTTGATTCCCTCTTTGTCCAGGGTGTTCACAATGTGTTGTACAATGACAACTCCGCCAAGGCTACAATGAGACACACCATTGAAACTGCCCAAAACAACTCAAATGGTGACCACTATGTCATTCCATTCTTCTTTGGTGAAGACTGGACAAAGTCCCTCCCACTCGTGGCACTCCAGTATCACGAAGTTGAGCTCCGCATTAAATTGCAAGATCAATACAGTGCGGTGGGTACTCCAAAGATCTATGCCAATTACATTTACTTGGACACCGATGAACGCAAGTTCTTCACCGACAATGAACACGAATTGTTGATCACACAAGTACAATACCAACCAGGTAGTCAATCCGATACTGAATTTGACCTTACCTACTTCAATCACCCAGTGAAGGCGCTCCACTTGGTCGCGGGTAATATTAACAACGCCGATTGGGACACTAACTACACTTTTGGTACGGGTTCATTGTACATCAACGGTACTGCCCTCTTTGAAAATATGTCCAATGTTTATCACCACGACGTTGTCCCAGAAATGCACTGCTCCGCCCTCGGTGTTGACAGCCTTGTTCAAGACAGTGTGTACACCTGGCCATTGTGCCTCAACTTGGATAAATCACAACCAAGTGGTTCCCTCAACTTCTCACGCATTGATAATGCAAAGTTGTTGCTTAATGGCGTTACCTCCGCGAACGCTTCAAGCCCCGCTCGCATCTATGCGGTGAACTATAACATTCTTCGTGTGAAGAATGGTATGGCTGGTGTCGCGTTTGGTAATTAATATATCTACTTAATATATGAATATCATAAATAGACAAAAGGCTTTATCTCCAAAAATGTGGGCAAATTTCAATAAGAATATACAAA